CTGTAGCGTAGTACTCAGCTAAAGCTGCTTGAAGCATTGCTAAGCGAATGATGTCCACCTTTGTTGGGTTCGCAATAGTGATTGGTGCACTATATGCAGTTGCTTGGGTGTAGATCCCGTTTAGGTTGTTTCCAACGCCTGAGCCGAACAAAAGCTGTGTATCTTCTGCACGCTTCAAGCCGTTTAACATGCGGTTATTGATGAAACTTTGAAGTTGTGGCAAGTCATCTAAGATTTGCTTAGATGCTTTCAACATATGTGCAATGGTTTTTACACTTTCCATCACTTCTTCAAATGTGATTTCAGAGTAAGGTTTTGCTGTATTTTCTGGAACCAGAGCAGCATTATTTGTAAAGCCAGTTTCACGCAAATATGCAATTGCATTTGAACCAGTGCGACCCGGTGCAAGTAAGTCGCGAATTGTTAAGCGCTGGTTTGGCTTGGCAATAATCGGGGTGGTACCATCAACCGGATTTACAGCAAAAGAGGTCAATGCATTACGTGGCACATTCACGTTTAAGCGATTTCCAGCACGAACGTCTTTTGTGAAATTGATTAAAGACTCATCTTTAATAACAAGATCACCAGCACGATCTGACACGCCATTATTATTGTTGTTACCACCTTTGCCGATGCGTGCAAACATTTGCTCCGCTTCACCTAATTGCGTTTGCAATTCATTTTGTGTTTGGCGAAGCAAGTTTAAATCTGTTAATGCTTGGTCAACCGCCTGCTTTGTTTCGTTTGATAAATCCCCAGCTTTTTTAGCTTCATTCAAAGCCTTTTCAGCCATTGGCTGAACTTTTTCTGTTAGCTCTTTAAGAGTCGCATTAACTTGCTTAAGTTGTTCTGCTGCTTGGTCATTTGTACGTTCAGACATAAATTTTACTCACAAAAAAACCACCTCAAAGGGTGGTTATGATTTAAAAAAATATTGGCTTAGAATTTTTGAGCAGCGGTACGCATGTCTTCTATTAAGCCAGACAAATCAAGACTAGCGCTTGGCGTAGTCTGTTCTTTGGCAGCGCTTGGCGTGCCCTTAAAATCTTTCATTAAGTCACGGCGTTCACTTCGAGTTATTCCGGCTTTAGCCATAATTAAGTCGATTTTGTGAGCCGCAATACGGTCTTTTGAAGAGTTTGTAGTGCTTTCTTCAACAAAATCAGAGTCAAGGTAGCTATCTGCAAATCCTTGCTCTACAGAATTCTTGCCATTAATCCACGACTCCTTATCCATTTGATCCTTTAACTCATCAATAGATAAACCTGTGCGAATGCTGTAAATGTCCGCAATAGTCTCGTCAATTTGCTCAAGAAAGTCGGCTGTTTCTCGCCTATCGTTACGATTGCCCCAAACCCCTGTCCACGCATTGTGAATCATAAAAAAGCCCGCTCGTGCGATCTGAATCTCATCTGCGGCCATAGCAATAAACGAGGCAGCAGAAGCAGCAAGCCCAAGAACTCGAACCGTGACATGTCCTTCATATTCGCGAAGCAGGTTATAAATTGTTAAACCCTCAAAAACATCACCGCCGGGGGAGTTGATATTCACAACAACATCAGCACCATTCAAGGACCGGAGAGCCGCACTAATTCGTTTTGCAGTAACACCTGTTTCAGTCCACCAGTCATAACCAATGGGATCCATGATGCTAATTGTATTGTCACTTTCGTCTGCGGCTTTTATTGCTGGATTCCAGCGATCCAGCGCAAGGGGCAATGAAAACCCGTGCTTTTCTGATTTAAAGTCGGCTCTAGGTAATAAACTTCGTTTACCCATCAGTCATCCCCTTTTTATAATTTGTTCCCACTTGGTCAAGTGGTATTAATGCAGATTGGATTGTGTAGATATCCCCACCCGGAATTGGTGGTAAATTCTCTTTTGCACGAATTTCATTTCGATTCATCCAGCCATGATCTGCGGCTGAGGCGTAATACTCAGAACGTGTTTTACTATCTGCTCTCAATAAACCTTCAATATTGAAGCTAACGAAGTAAACCTCACTCTCTAGGCGACCAATTAAGCAACGAGAAATTTCTTGCTCAATATTTACCAGCAGCGGACGTAATGAATATTTTAAGAACTGTAAATCTTGAGCCTCAGCAGAAGCCGCCCAAGAGCTTTGCTTGTCGAGATGACCAATCATGAAAGGTGGAACACGGAACCAGCGACAAATCTCCTCAATCTCAAAACTGCGAGTTTCTAGCATCTGAGCCGCTTCTGGATTCATAGTAATGCCGTTATATGAATAGCCATTTTCAAGAACCATGACCTTTCCGGCATTTTTAGAACCCATAAAGCTTTCAATGTTTTTCTTGAGTTGCTGTCTTTGTTCTGGAGTATTGGTTTTATCGGTGCTCAAAAAGCCAGAAGTTTGTAGCCCATTTTCAAAAAACTTGGCCGCTGTTTGCTCGGCTGACATTGCCGTCCCAAATGTCTCGCGACCTTTGGAAATAGTAAAAATCCCCATTACACCATCAATGCCGAAGCTTCTAATGTGCATAATGTCTTTTTCATTTATCTGACGGCGAACACCATCAACGGTATAAAAATACTCTAAAGCGCCACTTACTTTATTTCTTATAACCTGCATGTTTTGAGGCAATAATGGATCTAATGAAACAATCCTTCTACCATTTGCACTTCGGATAATTTCAGTATAGGAATTACCCCATAAAACAATGCTTGCTACGATAAAAAGTAGGAACCGGCTTTGTGTCATTTCATAGTTTGGTGAACTACATAACACGTTATACAGCGGATGTTCTTTTGCTAATGTACTGCTGCCATCAGGATTTGCCTTATAAAGTTTTAAGGGCAAAGTTGAGACGGTTTCCGATACAAGTCTTACACATGCAAAAACGGCGCTCAATTGAAGCGCCGAATCTACCGTGACAAACTTTCCGCTTGCTGTGCTCTGTAAATTCTGGAGCACATCAGGGGTTAAGCTAAATTGACCATTTAGCCCCAGAAACCGCAAAGCCGCCTTAGCCGCTCTGGCTAAGCGGTTTGGTTTCTTATTCATACACCCACCATAATTGGATCATCATAAAAGTCGTTTGGATCTGCCTCGCCAGCTAAGAACATGGCGCGATTAATTCCCATTAACAGAGCAATTGCCCCATCAATCTTTTTGGAGTTGTTTGGTTTACGCGGAAAAACATTGTCATTAGCATCAGGCTTGGCAACAACATTACTAATCATCCAAGTTAGAATTGGGTTCCCATCGTGGTGAAAACGCTTTGCAGCAATAGCCGCCTCTAACTCTCGCATCGCTGGAGAGAATGACTTAGTTGTCTTTGGAATCTTGACTGCTGTGTATCCCTTTTCCTCAATCTTACTAACGATTTGAAATCCACCCCATTCATCCAATGGGACCTCAGACAAAGCCACATGCTGGGCCATGTCAGTAATATCGTCTGCAATCTTATTAAGGTCATTTTCAGCAGTATCATGCGCATCAATTAGGCCCATGTTGTGCCATTTCTGATAAAGCTTGATAACCTGCTTTTCTTCACCATTAAAAATTGTGTCTTCGGGAATATAAAATTTGGGAGCTACACAGTAGTAATGAATTTTCCCGTCACTTTCACGGCGATAAAATAAATTCACCGCTGCAGCCAAGTCGATTTTTGAAGCCAAGTCGGCACTAATTAAACATGGAACCGCTTTAAATTGCTCAATATCAAGATCCTTGTTTTCACAAGCTTTCCATTTCTCAATATTAAAAAATGCAGTTCTTGCAGATACCCATACATTTAGATGCTTTGTTTTAAATGTATTTTGACGAGAGGGATGCTGAACTGCCTTTTTTTGCTGAGACTCCAAGTAATCGCCATATACAGAAACATCATAATTTGGGTTAGCTTTCTGCAATACTTTGGGATCTGTCCAATCGTCATCCTCATCAATGGTCCAAATCCAGCCGAATAACTCGTCATCCTCAATAACACCAGAAAGCATCTGTATAACTCGCTCACGCAAGTCATAGCATGGGCCTTCAATGTTAAATCCAGCAGTAGTGATAGTGAAAATTAGAGGCTGCCTACGTGCCCCCATACCAGTTTGCATGGTGTCATAGAGACGTGAGTCAATATGCTCATGGTATTCATCAACAATTGCACAATGTGGGGACTGACCATCTGGAGGATCACCAATTAATGGCTCAAAAATGGAGCCATCTGTAGGGACCTCAAGGCTAGCAGCATTTACAACAATACCTGTAGCCTCTAGTAAGTCTGGAGATCTGCTCGCCATCAATCTTGCTGGCTTAAATACTTCCCACGCCTGTTTCTCAGTTGTGGCTCCAGAATACACTTCCGATCCGAACTCACCATCATTGCAAAACATATTGAGCGCCACACCAGCAGCAATGGCTGATTTGCCATTCTTACGAGGTATTTCCCAATAGCTTTCACGAAAGCGGCGATAACCGTCTTTTTTTCTGACCCATCCGAATGTGACTGCCAGACCGAATTTTTGCCAATCCTCTAAAGAAATTTTTAGTCTTTTTAAAGCCCACTCACCTTTTGTGTGAGGTAATAGTTCGACAAAAAGTATCTTTTTTTCAGCAAGTCTAGGCTCAAATTTATAAGGAAAATCACGTTTTTTTGATTTTTTTAAATCATCTAGGTGACGTTGACAGGCTAATTTTACCCACTTACATGCAGGGATTTTTCCAGCAATAACTGCCTTAGCCCATCTGTTGGCAGCGTCAACATTGGGGTATGTAGCAGCCATTCAAATCCTCACATTTCTAAGACTCCTGCAAATGCATTGCCTTTTTTCTTTTGCCCGATTCCGGTAATTCTGTTCCGGGATGCAGGATCTAGCCCAAGCAAAGCGCCAAACATAGTCATTTGTCTGGCTGCTTCATTTGCTGCTGTAAGTGCGGGGTTTTTAACTGGCCCACCTTGCGCACCCTCAACAACTATTCCGTGACATTGAACTTCGCGCTGTGACTTTCTCCAGTTTTCATAAGCCAAACAAAAACCCTCTACGTTATGCATGTCTGTTATGCGGAGGACTTTGTTTTTAAGGAGTTCGGGAACAATAGACTTCCAAATCATTGATGCGAACTCTAAATTTTCCATATAAGAGGGAACATCAATATTTGTGACTTCTGTAAATTCAGGCGCATTGTTGTTTAATGGCCGTTTTCCAACGTTGCCGGATGCTCGTTTTGTTTCGACTGGCTTGGGCTTTCTACCCCGCCCCGGCACGGACGCAATTCCACCCATTTTGTCAACCCTTTAAATTTTTAATTTCGCGTGCGTAAAAATGTGACTAGGGGGGCGGTCATTTAGGCTAAGGCCCTGAACTTTTACCCCACCCCTCCCCATCACGGCGATTTTTTGCACCAATTTTGTGCATTCATGCTTTAATTGCCAAAATTATCGAATCAAGCTTCCAAAGCACAATAGGGATTGAAATTAAAAGAACTGAGTACAAAACTTTCTTCAAGGTTAGTTCTCTGATCTGGTTCATTTGCTCAGGTGTTGCAGTACTTGCTTCGTCCCATTTTATTGGAGGGGTCCGAACTGTTGGCGGTGGCGGTGTTGGTCTTCTCTCTGGATTAGTTTTATTCATTTGCTGTCTTCTCTCTATGACAAGGACCACAAAGGCTTTGTAGATTGTCTGGATCATCAGAACCGCCAAACGCTTTAGCCTTGATATGGTCAACGTCCGTTGCTAGTGATACACGACCAACGGCGCGGCATTGCACACATAGATAATCGTCACGCTCTAATATACTTTCACGTAACTTACGCCATGCATGACCATAACCTCGCTCGGTTGTTGATCCTGCTCGGTCTTGCCGCTTTCCCCAACCACTTCTCTTGTGCGCATGGTCATCACAATAACCTTTCTGACTTGCAAACTTGACTACATTTCGACAGCCATATTCACGGCATGGTCTAGACATATATCACCCATCTAATGATTTAGCCTTTCGCTCTGGCTCGCCATCTTCAAACATTGCCAACACTTCACTAAGCTGCGCTGATTGTTCAGCATTGATTTGCATAATTATGGTGTTTTGCTCTATCAGTTTGTTTGTCTGCTTAACCAACTCTGTATTTTGCTTAATAAGCTCCAGAGCCACTTCTGCTAATGTTTTGTTATCTTCCACTCTTTGGCTCCTCACCTTTCAGCTCACGCAAGTTACGTATGCGCCCTTTCAGGCGAACGATTATTGAATCGATAGTGATTAATTCATCACGAGATAAACCAGTGCGTGAAAGGTTTTGATATTTCTCAAGCTCACACGAACAAAAATCCAGATCCTTTTTAACTTCCGATTTGTCAGCCATAGACACACTCCAGAAAAAGAAAAGCCCCGCCAATAACTAGTATTCAGCGGGGCCATATATGCCGTAATCCGTTCGGCCAACAAAAACTAAAAATCTATCATCTAAATCGTGACGGGGCTTCAAACTCCTTATTCACCTCAGCCCAATTTATATTTAATCCTGCTGCTCTAAGGTCAGAAAGATTAAAGACTTCTTGGTGGATTTTTGGAACATTAGGATCAGTCCACTTACATAAGCCAGTTTCAGCCTTTTGATCGATTGAAACTAGAGTCATTCTTTGTTTACAACCCTTCAAGAAAACCTCTTTCCCTTCCTCAAATTTCCCATGCTTCATAAGACACCTATTGATGAATAAAATTTATTCAACAAGGATACCTAATTTAAATGAATTGGTCAAATTAAGTTATTGTTCTCAATAGTAAATATAATATTTTATTTACTATTGAGAATTAAAAAACACTAAATCTAAAGCAAATAAAAAGCCCACTAAAAAGTGAGCTTCTATCTAAAAGTTGCTGATCGACCATAACTTCGTCCAGCATATCACAAAAGTATCAGAATGCAGTCTGGCTTGTCAACATCATCCCATTAATCGGCTTGGTATTTTAAAACGTGAAGCTATACGCACCAATCCAAGCATTTTGTCGCGTTGTACCGAATATTCAGAAACACCAAGTTTTTTTGCTATTTCATCTTCCTTCTTGAAATCTACATGATAAAGAACCACGCATTTAATCCAGTGCCTAACCTTTTTATTTTCTGTCTCCATCATGTGACTTAATAGATCCTCTACTGCCATCGCATGAAACACATCAATCTTACAACGAGGCGGCGCTCTAAAACGGCGGTCAACTTGCACACCATTCTCAGCATCAATGACATGACCAAGAATGCCTCTTGAACCTAAATAGGTTTCCCCATTACCGTCTAACAATAACCATGACCCGTATTGCTCCAAATGCCATTCAATCGGATGCTCATTCCAATCGATAGCAACTGTAAAATGTTTACGACCTTGACTTGCTGTAACTGCATTCATACTTATTAAGCCCCTGTGTTATGTTTTCTTACTTGAATATCGATTTGACCACCCGCCACAATTGGACGAGCGTTTACTGAAAGGCTTTTTACTTGAGAGTCGTCATCAATAAGCCCGCACTTGGTTAAAGCATCAAGGCAAGGTTTTAAAATATTATCGATGTCTCGTACTTTCTTGTCTGGCATGTGGTAATCGATAATTACCTGCACATCACCTTTGTATTGAAGAGGCTGAATAAAGCGCTTCATCACCTCAACAAAATGATTAGCCCGCTTACTTAAACGCTTACTGGTTTTTCCAGAATCAAGCCAATAATTGTTCATAGACGGCGGTATGATGTTTACGCTACAGCTAAGCAGCGTATTAACATCACATTCATAGCTCTGGCCCTTAATTAAAAATGCTGGGATTTGTGGTGATGGATCTCTATTAGTCCGTTTTTTACTAGTCTTATTCTTATCAACTGAAAAACGGTAACTTCCCCATTTAGGCTTGATCATTTTCACCTCGGCGATTTTCAGCAGCTTCAAGAATTGCCTCTGGTACAGAGTTGTCATTGTTCTTATTGCCATATAAGAAATCTGATTCCCATTTGCGCTGATATGCAAAGTGAGAACCAATCCCGTGACGTTTTAAAAATTCCTGTTCTGCTTTTGTACGATTATTGATGTATCGCACAAGTATCCAAACACCAATAGCTAAACCTAGTGCAATTGAAATTAAAACCGTTAATGCTAGTGCTTCAAAAATTGTCATTTTGATTTTCCTTTATTGTGATAAACACGCTCGCCATTAACTGTTCCAAAACCACAGATAAGGCATGCAACGTCATAACCATGTGAGCATTTGAGTTGATAAACTGATTCGTAGTCGCGGATGTATCGTTTCAAATCTTTTATGTGCTGGTCTCTTTTAAATGAAGATTCGAAGTAAAGTTTTTTGCATCGTTCAATGCCGCCCCATCTGCTTATATAGCCCAAAGACTCCACCAAACGTTTAAGCTCAACCAAATCTACAAAATACTTTTCACGATCTGCTGGGCTGACTTCTACACTTTGACCACATTGGAACTCATAACCATCATTCCACTCGGTTGCGTTTTCTGGTGCTGAATCAACAATTTCCTTTGCGTATTTAAAGCCTTTATCCCTAATTAATTTTTCAGCTTTCATGTTGAATCCCCATTTCTGTACGTTAAAACATGCATTGCTAACTTGCGTTTAAGCTCTTTATTTTCCTGTTCAAGATCTTCGATTTTTTGGTCTTTCCAAAGCTCTTGCGGCAATGCTCTTTTGTTAATTGGTGTAATATCGGCGGTACAAATTTTCGGGGTAGTTAGTTGCTTGTGCAGTTCTTCTAACTCCACTTGTCTTGCCCACTCATTTAGTTTGTGAAGTTCTGGATTAAAGCGTTTCTCCATCTCTCCTCGTTGTTTCTCTAACCACTCAAGATCCATTGTTCACCCCGTAAGACTCAAAGAAGAACTTCACAGGTTTAGACTTAATTTCGATCAAACCAAAACGAAGTAGATGACGAGCATGTGTGCTATCTCGTAACAACTGAACATCCCGATAATGTGTGAGCATCTTCCGCCATCCTTCCAAAGGCATAGACGACTTGTTTGTATTGCAAGGAACACAAGCTGGATTCATGTTTTCCAAGGTGTCGTTTTGCGGTCTGGTCATTTCTCCAGTAACTAACTTGCCGCCACCCATATGAATTAAATCTCGTTTCACGGCTTCGATATGGTCTGCATGCCACTTATCGCCAAGCAACTCACCACAGTAAGCACAATGTCCACCAAACTTTTGTTTTAACTCTGCACGCTGTTGTTTTGTTAGTTTCATTAGAAGTCACCCCCGCTAAGAATCCCATCCATTCCACCATCAGCGGCCACAAGGTCTTGTTGGGGAGATCCACTCGCACTATGTGAATCTCCAAGCATCAGTAAAATCCCGTCATTAGCACTGTAGTAATTTGCATCTGGAAAGCTTTTACGAATATCCTTCATGAGCTTTTCCAACCCTTTGGTTAGCGTCTTAAAGCGCTTTTCAAAGTTAGGGTTAGCTTCATTTAGTAGGTCATTAGCATCAACATCACCACCAGCGATTGCGTTCAGTACATCTTCTTCTGTCATGTAAATTTTCATACCGCCTCCTTGTCATGTCCTGTCATGATCTCTTCACGCAAGCCGTAGAGTTCAATCCCTTTGTCATCGCCTAGAGGCTGCAAGTGTTCTTGTCGATAAATCATCTCAGGGCATTTTGTTGAACCATCACGGCCAATTAAGTCTTCGCCATAAACCACCCATGCATTAGTCTTAACTTCACCATCCTCGAACATCGCTACTGGGTAAAACTCAACTAAGCGAACTACACAACCCAAGTTATGTGGGCTATTGTCATAACCAATAATTAAAGCCAAACCGCCTACCTGTAATCTGCTCATACAACTTCCTCCAAAGCGTGGTAATACTGCGGATCCAAATCAAGAAAAGTTGACCTAGCCAAGTCAGTAGCTAAACGAACGGTCCCAACTGTTCCATTACGAGCCTTGCCCACAATGATTTCTGCAATACCAGCGTCTTTGCTTTCTTTGTTGTAAACCTCATCTCGATAAATAAACAAAATCACATCCGCATCTTGTTCAATTTGTCCTGAGTCACGAAGATCCGACATAATTGGGCGTTTGTTTGGCCTGTTTTCGAGTGAACGGTTTAATTGCGATAAAGCGACAACTGGGCAATTAAAATCTTTTGCAAGTTTCTTGAGTCCACGAGAAATATCACCCATCTCCTGAGTGGGGTTTCCCGTGCGCTGAGGCGGTGTCATGATTTGAAGGTAGTCAACCATTATCAAACCCACTTTCCCGTACTTACGGACCATTTTGCGCGCTTCTCGGCGTATGTCGCTTAGGCTTGGTGCGCTTTGGTCGTTAATTTCGATTTTTGTGTTCCCAATAATCGTCATTGCACGGTGAATTAAACCTGCATCCTCAGACTGAAAGCGGCCAGAGCGAATTTTCTTAAGTTCAATTTGACCTATGCCAGAAATGAGGCGTTCCATGATCTGCTCTTTGTTCATCTCGCCAGACATAAACAGAGCTGGTTCACCTTGATTCACTGAAACATCGCTCAAGATGTTTTGCGCCAGTGTTGTTTTACCCATCGAAGGACGAGCACCAATAATCACCAAGTCAGTTTGATCGATACAATCAAGCTTGTTATCTAACTCAAAGAAACCAGTTTTAATGCCGCGCTTAACCTCAACACCAGCGTGGATCTTTTCATGCTTATCAAGAATGTTTGCCAAAACTTGTTTTGATAAGTCGTTTGCAGACATGGTTTTGTTTTCATGCGAATTACCATCAAGGCTTGATACCAGTGTCTGAACTCGGTCTAAAGCTGCCTCAGCGCTATAGCTAACCGTATCAACCGCAACCACACCGATGTTTTTTGATAACTCTTGGATCTTACGGCGAGTAGAGAAATCTTTAAGTTTTTTAACCAAGCTACCAAGCATTGTGTAAACAACTGCGCCAGACATTAGCTCAATAATGTATTGCTCAGGTACGGTCTTAACTTCAAGCGTATGAGAGCGAATTAATTCCCAGATTAAAATCTCGTTATGGCCTTCGCCTTTTTCGTGCTGCTCCTTGATGTGTTTGAAAATGATTTGGTGACGGTCTGAATAGAAATCAGAAACCTCAAGTGAATCGATATACTCACCAGCGCCTTGTTCGACCGTTAGCAATGTAACAAGCACTGATTGCTCAACCGGGATAGAAAATAAATCGATCATGCGTTCATCCCCTTAAAGCGTTTTGGCATTGTTGGGATGTGACGGCGTTGTGGATTTGCGTATTCAGGTGATTCTGCTGATTGTGGTTGTTGCTCAACTAAACCAGCAGCTTTCAACCAGAAATCATTTTCCCAGTGTTTTTTGTTCAACCATGCCGAAGGTGCTGGGATATATTCACCATCGTTTTTGATCCACTGAGAATCCAACTTGAATGCATTCAAAATTGCGATGAGTTTTTCAAGTGAAATTACACGGGTGTATTTTTCAAAAGTTTTAAAGGTTCCAGATTTATCTGATTTACGTTTGCAAGTCGGATATGCATTCCAGAAAATTTCAAATTCTTCTGAAAAATTCCCCTTTGTTTTTGTATTTGTTTTTATATTGTTATTGTGTGTCGAATTTTTAGATAGCAACTTATCTAAATTTTCGACACCAGACCCCATTTCGCTATCTAATTTTTCGCTACCAGAGCCGTTTTCACTATCTAAAATTTCGCTATCTAATTTTTCGCTATCTAAAAAATCGACAGCAATAATACTGTCAGTTAGGGTGTATTCTGACGCACGATTTTTGGACGATTTCTTAGCAATTACACCCAATTCTTCAAGCGTATTTAGACCCTTTAAAACAGTATCTTTGTTATACCCAGTTTGCTCAACAAATTGAGAGATACTCATTGAATCGGTTGTTTTATTCCAGCCGCGCGTATTACGCACAATAAGCACATAACATGGCAAAGCCGAACCTTTCATTTTCTTCATGTAACCCTTGTCAATTAAGTCGTTAGGGATCATGAAAGCATTAGAGATAAAATTAGCCATGCTTCTTCTCCAGTTTCGCTAATGCGCCAAAAAGAACGCTGCTAATGTGTGTTTGCTGAATGTATGCACAACATACTGCGCACTTGTGCGGATCTACACAGGTGTGTGGATGGTTTTTAAGTTCAAGGTGGTTTATGGCTTGGTTCACGCTACACCCTCCAATTTTGGGAGGCGTATAAAACGGCGTGTTTCGAGTTGCTTGACAATTCTCTTGCCCACAATCTCTTCGCCAATGAAATACGTCTGAGTTACTCTTGAATGTTTTTTTTCAAGCACAAGTGTTAATTTCTCACCTGCAACAAGACGATCTTTTATGTCTTTTGCTCTGCCTGAAAGCTTTTTGTTGTTGATGTAAAACTCCTCTTGAGCATCACGACAACGAATCATTTGTGAGAGAGGCATAGCTGCTAATTCAACCGCAGTATAAATACGCACTGGTGCAATAAGCTCCACATCAAATGCGATCGGATATTTTGGATCCTCGCCTTTGATCTGCACTCTTGTAGCTCTACTTGTCATTACTCACCGCCTTAGGAGCAACATAACCCCCAAACTCACGGATATGACCAGATTTAGACAAACTGGTGACTATTTGAGAGGCCATGAAATGGCTTATACGTAAACGGCGCATTAAAGATTGGCGCAACTCTTCTTTCGTAATAGCAGCGTTATTCTCATCGTAGCCTTTACTTTTAAGGTTAGATTTCTTAACAGCCATCAACTCATTAACAACCGCCATTGCTGGCTCATAAAACGATTGGACTTGGCTTGTTTGCTTAAAATCTGCTTGAGATTGAAATTGTGTGCTCATGAAACTTCCCCTATTGCTTGGTGTGCGCGATTGAGGTGCTTTAATTCGTCATGAGGAATAACTTGGCACTTTACAGAAATGTGATTAGCAAGATGGCGGTCATCGCCAAGATCTTCACCAATTAAACAAGTTCGGCACTGTTCCCCATTGAATTGAGAGCATTTGTTTTCACAAGGGTGTTGTGATAAATTAGTTTTCATATTCATTGACCTCGAAAATTAATGAATTGACAAAAGCTTGATTTCGCCGATCAAGCTTTTTCTTTTTGTGATTTGGAAATGTAATTTGAAGCTGCTGCCTTAAGAGCTTGTCGAAGTTGATGAATGTGATTCTCCATTTCTTCTAAAATCGCTTCCGTGTCTGCCAATTCTGCTGGCGTTACCACACCGTCTTCTAAAACGTTATGAACTTGCTGATTAGCTTGACCATTGTTGATATTGATATGCAGCAAGGTTTCAACGATGCTCACTTCATGCGATTTTTCATCAGCTTGATTAGCAGGAACCAATACAAAACCAAGCATGTGTGCCCACGCCTTAACTAATGCCGGGTTGCGGGTAAACTGAATCATTGCCTCAAGCTTTTTAATACTTGGTAAATGGGTTTCCATGTTTGGATTTGCGTAATTGAGTACGCTCTTGTATGAGTCACCAAGTACGTTTGCAATTTCTTGCGGCGTAATTCCCTGTGACTGGTGAACCATTTTGTAAATTGCCGTTTTAGCCTCTGGGCTTAAGTTGATTTCACTCATATGTGAATCCCTCTTTAAATTTCACGTATACGCACGTTTATTAATTTGTGAGAATTAGCTCACGGATTGGTTTTGCTTCTTAAGGTTCTTGCGAACATATTCCCAGTTGATATCTGGTCGTAGTTGTTCTGCCTTAACTTGACCCTGAGTAATTTCCTCAATTTTTAAACAGCGATCTTCTGGAATTTTCTCAGGGTTCCATTTGCTAGCAGCCCAAGGTGTAACCCCTATTTTTCGAGCTAAAGCTGAGATGCTCCCTGCAAAAGTCACAGCATTGGTGAATGCTTCATGTGGAGTAGTCATAAATGACACCAAAAAACCTACTTAAAGTAGAAAGCAATATACTACCAAAAATAGAATTGGTGCAACTAAAAATTGATAGTAAAATTCTACCCACAGTAGAAAAGAAGCCTATTTTGATGGAAGACGCTAAATACAAAGACTTTGCGGACCGACTCAACGCATTGATGAAGGCAAAAGACTCTCCAATTAAAACTATCAATGAGTTAAAAAAGGCTATTGGTGTTTCTTATGAGATGGCTCGTAGGTATACACTCGGTACTGCTAAACCAAGAATTGAAAAGCTACAAACATTAGCTGATATTTTTGGAGTGGAAATTAGTTACTTAGACCATGGTACTAAGTTAGACAATAATATCGATTTATCAGATAAAGTTGGTTTCGAAGGGCGCAGGGTTCCAGTAATCTCTTGGGTTGCGGCTGGTTCATTTACACCGATTGAGACAGTTTTGAAAGATACGGAAATTGAAGAATATTTACCGCCAAACCGTAGATGCGGTAAGAATGGATATGCTTTAAAAGTTGTAGGGTATTCTATGGCCCCAACGTTTTTACCGGGCGATAGAATTTATGTTAATCCAGACATTCAAACATTCGACCTTAAAACAGATGATCTTGTTATTGTTGCCTGTGCTGGTGATTCAGAAGCTACATTTAAAAAGCTAATCATTGAGGGTGAGGGAACTAGCAAATTCCTAGAGCCTTTAAACCCTGATTGGCCCGATAAAATTATTAAACTTTCAGAAGATTGCCGTTTAGTTGGTAAGGTGGTTGGTCTATATAGAGATATTTACTAATATTCAGCCCCCAATCTTTGAAACCAAATATTAATCTTTTTCTTTTAGCCCACTTTTTGTGGGTTTTTTATTATTCAAAATCAAATATATTCAACTTTTAGTAGAAAATAATTACTACTTCATATTGACTTAATTTCTACTTAAAGTAGTATTTATCTCGTAGACAACAAAACGCCACGCACGGCGAACACTGCGCGGCATTTAATACGAGGTCAATATGAAAGTAAGAACAATAGAGAGTCAAACGACTCGCCCATGCTGCACTCAACCGCAGCCAGCAGATTTTCAGCATAGCTGGCGCGATCACTTCTGGCCGAACTTTAAACACACCATGCTTGTGTTTGCAATCATGTTTGCTGGTTATCTTTTTTTTGTTGGCTTAGTTGCTTTGTATGCAATTGTACGAGGTGGCTAATCATGTTTTACAAAACTAATAAACCAGAAGCTATTGAAGCACATGTTCAGTTTTTTAAAGAAAAAGCTGCTCTTCATGAGTCTGCAAGAAAATTTGCAGCAGAGTATGACGCAACCGAAGTTGTTTTACATAATCGCTGTCAAATCTTTTTTGCTGGTGTTATTCCCAAGTAGAAATGTCCTACCTAATAACCAAATAGAAATGTCCT